ATCGGCTCCTTTCGTAGCCAGCGTAATATAGTCTCCTGCAACGACACGAGTACCAAGCTCAGTCGTCTCAGCGACCTCGTTAGTATCGTGCCCTGCGAATGCCTCATCGCCCGTAACAGCGGCCATGAACTCATCCACGTCTGTCGCAGTCACTCCAGTGATACCCACATCCCACGTAAGCGTGGGAGTAGCATGAGTATCCATGTCTGCATCGGCCTTTATCTGAAAGTTACTTACGTAACCGGCCTTAGCAAACTTGTAGAGTTTCTGCGAGTTAGCAGCAGTTAAATCAGCCACGGGCCAGTTGGTCGTAATAGTAATACGACCGTTACCGGCACCGCCAAAGCTGAACGGAACACGGGCATCACCCGCGAATTGATGATTTTCTCTAGTAGCCATATATCACCTCTTATGTCAAATCAGTCACGCCAACTTCGACGCGGCTAATCCAAGCTTCATTGAGAATCAATGCGGCAAAGTACATTTTCCAACCGACGTATCCGCGCTGACCCAGAGGATCGGCAGGAGACGGGCGACCGGGGTTGATGACTACTGGAGACATCGAACCTGCACCTTTCAGGGGAACGGTTGCGTAAGAGTTCTTCGCAATGTAGATGATAGGATACACGTCTACATTGGTTGCATCTGCGGCGACCATGCCATTCAGCGTAGCTGAACCTGCACCGAGGAACGGTACCAGTACCGGCGAAAGGATGTAACGTACGCCTTCAACCTTACCAACTTCGTAAGGGCTGATGGGCGAGAAGTTACCATACCGTTCGGTCGGAGTGAAACCGTCCATATCACGGATGTCCTGCTCCAAGTCAGTGTGGCCAAAGGCTACGAACGCAGGTGCGACGGCCTCAGTACCAAACTTCGGAGAAGCGGATACCATGCTGGTGATGGTTTTTGCACGCTGATTCTTCAAGGAGCGAGTTACTGCACGCTGGAGATTCAGAGTAATCGTGTCATTTACATGAGCACGAAGGGTTGGAGTGCCTGTACCAGACAAGAATACGTTGGTACCTGCACGCAGAACGCCCCAGAGGATAAGCTCTTTGGTTTCTGCGGCCTGCTCACCAAGCAACATAGTTGCGTTAGAGAGCACGGGGTCCTCGTTCATGTCGGCTACCTTGTCACTGATTTCGAACAAGTCACCATACTGACCCATCTGTACAGACACGTCAACATAGGCAATGCTCTTAGCAGCGGGGGTAACACCCTCAACGAGCTGGGTCGTACTTACGGTGTACGGAACCGGACGACGAAAGGTAATCGTATCTGCTTTATTCTTGGGAAGCGGCTTCGAGTCGCCGAACTTATCCAGAACCAAAATCGGCTCTGCATGCTCCAGCATCTTGCCTTCTGCCCACACAGTAGTACGTTGACCAATGTCGCTATATGTGGTTGCTACGGACATTTATAATTCCTCTATAGCTTATTAGCGATTAACCCCACTGTCGGTTAAATTCATCTTCATAGTCGCCTCCGCCTCCTGCGGAGTCCACTGGTGCTGGCTTAGAGCCGGGACCAACTGCGGCAGCCTGCCGCTTGCTTCTCTTCTGTTGAACCGTATCCGCTTTGTGGGATTTCTGAGTCTGGGCTTCTGTGGTTTCCGTGTCCATTGCTTTGACTGCACGCTGGTAGTCATCCTCGTACCGGCGAAGCACATATACAGCCTCCGCAGGATCGGGGGTGCGGGCAGCCTGTTGTACTGACTTAGGCTGGTCCGATAACCAAGCGCGGAAGTCGTCGCCATTGACGATATCGCTCCACGTAACACCCGTTTCTTTTGTTTTGAAGATTTCCTCGGCTTCTGTAGTAACCGCTCTATTAAATGCTTCACGTGCTTGCACGTTCTTCATCTGATTGAGGGGCTCTAACTGTTCCTTTATCCGATTGTCCCACTGTTGGCGGTCATACGCACGTATTGCGTCTACGGCCTCAGCGAACTCTGGAAAGTCTTCTTTGAGCTTCTCAAATTCCTTTGGCAGCTCTGGGGCAGCAGACTCCTCAGGTTTACCCTGTGGCTCCGCTGGTTGAGTCTGACGGCGATTGCGGTCAAGCTCGGCTTGTAACTCCTCACTACGGCGTTGGAACGCAGCAGCTCGGCCATGATGGGATTCGGCAGCATGTCGTAACGACTTAGCCTGCTCCCGTACTTCCTCTGGAAGATCGTTTATCCACTTATAAGGATCGTTAGGTTCCTGTTTGACTGGCGGCTTCTCTTCTGGAGTAGCTTCCTGCTCCTCCTCTTCTTCTGCGGCTTCCTCTTCTGGTTCCTCTTCTTCCTCTTCTGTAGACTCCTGATCACCCTCTTCTTCTTCCTCGCCTGACCCATACATCTTGTCAAACTCGTCGTCGTAAGAGAGTTCCTCTTCCTCAGAAGATGTCTCTTGTTGGATTACATCTTCTTCCAGAGCGTCCTCTTCTGTCTTCTTACCCATGATTCCTCCGTCATTAGGGGCTCCTAGTACCTTGTATCCATAATCATATCAGGTACTTGGGTAGCGCCATAGTGGTACATCAGTTTCTTAATAGCCCATTTAAGACCGGCTACCTTTCCTATATTGTGTCTCAGTTCCGCGTCCGTAGCAGTGGAGGAACTATTCAACACAATCTCACTTGCCTTTACTTCTTCTTCCTCAAGAACGTTGAGCACATCGCCCAACGCCACATTGATCGTTGCCATCTTGTCATACGTTGCCATTAGATTCCCTCTCCAGTCTTCTCTTTCACGGCAATTTCTGTATTAAACTTATCGAGATCGGCTTGCTTGAGCAGCCTCTTTGTCTCGTCAGTCATGATTGAAATCTGCAAATCCTTAGCTACTTGCGCTTCTGTCTTCTTCTGATCAGCAGCTATCTTGATTATAACGTCTTCGCGCTGCATCTGCGCTACCTGTAGCTTGATCTGATTCTCACGCTCACGCGCTACAATCTCACGGCTTTCCTTGTCCACTCGGGCCTCTTCGATCTGGGCACGCAGGTCAAACTCCTTGTCCTTGTACTCACGATCCATTGCAATCTTCTCGATTGCTGCATCGGCCTGCTTCGCACGAGCCTGCGCCTCGATAAGCGCCGGGTCTTGCTCTTGCTGTTGTGCAGCGGCCTGCTCTTTAGCAGCCCTCTCCTGTTCAATAGCAGCACGGTCCTTAAGAATAGAGCCCGCACGGGTAGTAGCCACCCATTCACGGAAGGCTTCGCCAATGTCGATCTGTTCCATGAACATCTCGTTGGAGCCTGCCATTCCTATGATACGTTCTAGGTCTTGCGCTCGTACCTGTTTGTCGATACGTTCCGTAGCACCACCAGCGTTTACTTCGTAATCGCCCTTGATGCTATCGTCTTCGTTATACTGCATCTCATAGTGGTAGTAGCGCTTCACTATGGGCACTGTCATGTTATCGTCCCAGCGCTCGCTGATGCGCTGTTGGATAATGTGACTTGCGGACATGACTACGGCCATACCACCGAAGGTGGTGTTATTACCCTGTGGCATGTCGCCTTGCACGATCTGCGGTATGGAGGACTCAACGTCCGCGAACTGCATCGCTAGCTCTATGATGTTAGTAATAGAGTCCTGCTGCGTAGGTACGTTGACAAACTGCATGGCCTCATTTACATTAGTGCCATACTCCGTCATGAACCATACCTTCATAGGACGTATGCTCCAGCCCTCAGAAGGATTAGCAGGCTGTATCATTTCCTTGTTCAGCACGATCTGCGGGCCTGCTGTCAGGCCAGCGTTGTCAAGCAGCATCAGCCACGAGCTATTGGCTACGCGTTGTGCATGACGCATCAGATACGGTATGCCATGTCCCAGTACGCATGTAGGATCATCTTCCCACGTGCACAGGTGATACGGTATATCTTCGTCGCCCTCAATGGGGGACAGTGATACGCGTATAATGCGACCGTTAGTGAACCATACTTCGCCCTGAACGATTACCAGAGGATCGTCTTTCTCCTCCTCGTCAATCAGGTCCATCTCAAAAAGGACGTCCTTGTCAAGTGTACCATGATACTCGATTACAGAGTATCTCTTGTCGAACGCACTGTCCTTGGCCCCCAACAATGAAAGTACATACGACTTGCCTAAGCAGGCGTCAGTCGGCTCTTCCGACATAACCTGACGGATTTCGTCCTTCATGAATGCAGGGTTAAACGTCAGATTTCGCAGCTCCCTCTTAGTCATCGGGTGCAGCTCGAAGCAGTCGTCTATTCTGGTACCCGGCCTAGCCCCCGGATCGGGGAACCATAGCCGTATATCCACCCACTGGATCGTAGGAACGATAGTCGTAGTATAATCTAGCGCACGGATCGTGTTGCCCGTGCTTGTCTGTTCTGGACGGTAGCTCTTCTTACGCTTATGCGTCAATACGGGCGCTTTAAGCAGCCCGCTACCGAGAATGCCCATCTGCTCCATAGAACGTCGGGCTTTCTTGGCCCACTCTGTTTCTACAAAGCGGTCATGTATCTGTCGCTCCATGCGGTCAGCCGCATCAGAGGCTTTACGCAGTGCTATAGTCGCAAGCTCCCCAATAGAGGGGGGCGGGGGCGCTGTAGGAGCCCCCTCTGGAGCTAGGGGGGCACCATCTGGCCCGAATTGTGGAGCAGGC